GATGGTCACACCATCCGAGCCAGCCTCAAGGTTGAGACGGTAGCCGGTGGGGTTGCCCTGAGTTTGGATGCTCTTAGCAAGTTCGCGACGAATCGCACCAGTGGTGATGATCATCTCTGGGTCAGCGATGACGGAAGCGTAGAGGCTACCGAACGCGTCTTGGAACTCTGCGCCGGGCTCCGTAGTGGAGAGGGCAGCGTTCAGGCGCTTGGTGTAACCACTCTGCGTCGAGTCGGTGAGAACCGTCAAGATGCCGTCGTAGCCAAGGCTGTTAGCCGAACCATCCGAAGAAGGAGCGGTGTAGGAGCCTGAGCCAGCGGTCAGCAACGTTGTCGATGAGCCGGTGAATGTCACCTTGTTGGTGTACGTGCCAGAAACGGTACCGAAGTAGACGTTCGTAGCAAGTGCCGCAGCTGGGATAGCCGAGAAGGTCAGCGTGACCGAGTTGTTCGATCCGGTGACTGCTTGGCTCTGCTCAGCGGTAGCGACAGACTCGCCAACACCCGATGAGTAGGTCAACTTGAAGTAGACGGTGTCAGTTCCACCGACGAACGTGCCGCCTGTGGTCGTGGCAGCAGCCTTGGTCAAGTTGGCTGAGGTGACAACTGGGGTCGCCAGTGCGCCAACGTATCCGGTGCCAGATGAGCGGCTGTAGAGCAAGTTGCGCTCTTCACCGAGCATGTGGGCCCAGAGAGCAGCCGTGTGGCTGAGTTGACGGAGGTCGGTGTAGCCCTGACCTGCGTACTGTGCTTCCATGAAGACTTCGTCCGACACACCCTGCTCGACGTATGAAACGACGTGACGGTCTGCGGCGTAGGAGATCTTGCTAGGACGCTGAAGGCTAGGCCCACCTGATCCACCGAACTGCGTCGAGGCCGAAGCGCTCGAGAAGAAGGTGCTGAGGTTGGCAACGCCACCAGTGTTCGAGTTCGAGACACCTGTGATGCGACGGTATTCCTTAGCCTGACCGATGCCACCGATGCGGCTGATCGAGTTGCGAAGGATGAATGAACGAGGAACCAAGAGAGCAAGCGCTGGGTCAAGGTCGTAAGGAACGAGACCGAGGTTGCCGTAAGGAACCGTGTTCAACGGGTTGGTGAGCGTCCAGTCCTTCTGAATGTCAGAGAGACGGTCGAGAGCACCCTGAACTTCAGCGACGGCCTCAGGCGACATGGCCTTGGTCGTCATTTCGGAACGGAGAGCCTCGATCTGGGAAGCCGGGTTGGTAGAAGCGCTCTTGACGATGCCTTGGTAACGCTCGAAGCGCACCTCGCCACGGGAAGCCTGTGCATAGGCGTCGGCGTGGCACTTAGACATAGCGGACTTGAACGCCTCGAAACGGTCAACGCGCTGCTCTGCCGGCAGGCCGGCGAACATGTCGTTGACTGAGGGAGCTGCGAGAGCCATGTTAGATCCTTAAAGGGTTAGGCGCCGATGATTTCGGACGCGGTTTTGTCGAGTTGTGCGGCCTTCAGTTGGTATTGCGCGGACAAACTGGGGTCGCTAATTTGCTTTGCCATTTGGCGGAAGTGTGAAGCCTCTGCCTGCATCCGCTCCGCCTCGAAGGCCTTGGAGGTTTGCATCTGCGTCCGAGACTTGACAGGTCCTCCCGGTGCAGCCATTTCCTTCACCCGGTCTAGTTCAGCCTCTAGGAGTTCGATCCTCTGCGCTGCTTTCGATAGGTCGGTCACGGTCTTGGTGAGTTCATCGAGGCCAAGGGCCTTGACAATCTCGGTACGCAGTTCAGCGACGGCTTCTTCGCCACCCTCTGATGCTGCTTTGATGATGTCGGCGCTAACGCCCATAGCCATGTATGCCATGTTGTCGTCCTCTTCTGTTTCGGTTTCCATGAATGGATTGTTGGTTTCGCCTTCGTTGGCTTCGCCCTGCCACCAGTCGAGGAAGATCTGGAGAGCGACGAGTAGGTTGCGAACGTCACACACCTCGTCCTCTTCGCCAGACTGCATCTCGTTAAGTTCAGCAACGATGAGGGCGATCATGCTTGATCGGACGGCCTCGAGGTCGGCGGCGTTGTGCTCCACCTTCTCGGTCTCGCCTTCTAGGGTCTTCCAGTTCTCAGGGATCAGGTCTTCGCGACCGAGAGCAGCTGCGCGAGCCTTGATGTGAGTCTTGGCGGCGGCTGGGTTCTTGGCACGACCGAAGGCTTGGATGGCGTTCTTGAGGTCAGCCACCGTCTTGATTGGGAAGCCTCCACCGGGCATCGCTTGTCCGGCCTCAGCCATGTTCGCACGCTGAGCGTCTGAGTAGTCTGCCTTCATGCGAGTGTCGTTGTAAGACTTCATGTCGTAGCCACATTCTTTGCAAGCCATCTCATCTGCCTTGCACATTGACTTGCAGGTAGGACATTCCACGCTCTTCATCTCGGTCTCTGAGGCGATGCTCTTGCCTTCGATGTGACGGTCGATGTCGTCTTGAGTCATCTGAGCGTTGGAGTCTTTGGGCTTCTTGCGGTCCATGACTTCGTTCTGAGCCAGACCATCTTCGGCCTCTGAGTTGTTCACGCGGCCTGAGCCTTCGCAGTGAGGACACTGAGCGCCGGTGTCTGGGAACTTACCGAGACCGTCGCACACTGAGCAGAGATGCGTACCGGGGTAGAGGTCTTCGTTGTTGTCGTTCAGTTGGTACATGTCCTCGGCGTTCCAGTCGGAGTCGAGGTTGACGTTCTGATTCTCAGGAGCGTTGGGGTCGTCCACCTTGTCGAGATCCACGATCTGAGTCTCAACGGCGTTCCAGTCTCCGCCTACTGCCTTTGCGATGGAGGCTGAGCAGGTTGGGTTGGCCGGACGGTCAACGTAGGAGATCTCGACGATCGTGCCACCGACGATGCGGCCGCCTCGAGCTGCGGCGTCTTTGATGACCTTGGCACCCTTGATCCCGACCGAGTATCCCTTGAGGGCGCCGGCTTCGATCTTGCGTGCGGTGTTGTCGTCGATCACTTGGCTCTTGAGGAACCAGTCGTCGCCTTCGGCGTTGAGTTCGAGGCCTACGCCAGCGGCGATGGGCTGGTGCATCTCGCGCACGTTGCCGAACTTCATCCACTCGGGCATGGCTTCCTTGAGCCAAGCAGGGTCGCAGATCTGCTCGTCGAGGTCGATGTCCGGGCCGGTGGCTTTGCCATAGACGATCAGGTCGCCGTCTTCGCTCTTCGTCTTGACGATGTCGCCTGCGTAGGCGTAAGTGATGTCGCTCATGAAGTCATGATCCTTTCAGGGAACCTTCTGCCGAGATTAGATGCCGAGACCTAGTCAGTAACGCTAGGCACCTTCACCCGTGTCTGTAGTGATGCCGCCTGAGCCGATGATCGAGCAGCGACACTTCGGATGTTCGGGAGGTCTGGGATCGCTCCACATGAACGTCAGATCGTTGAGACCCATACATTCGTCGCAGGCTCCGTCGTATGCCATCCACGTCCATTCGCCGAAGCCCATGCCTTGAAGCTCTTGGCTCTGACCTTCGTTCTGTGCGCGAGCGACTTCAGTTGTGGCGACGAGATCTGCTCGATAGGCGTCTCCAAGATATTGCTGAATGTTGGAGTCAATGGTGAGAACCGAGTCGCCTCGGGCGATGCCTTCAGCAATAGCGTTACCGAGACGCGTCATGGTGGTGTCTTGGATCTGACCGATCCAGATGTCGCGAGCCTGAAGCAACTCGGCTAGGCCTCCGTCTTTGAGAACCGACGCGGCTACTGCGTCCCCTGGGGTCCACGTTGCCCAGTCGATCGAGGATGCGTACTGACCTGCCGGCGTGTCGGTGGCTGGTCGATTCGGGTTCTCTGCCTGCGCGGCTCGGATGCCGGTGATGTAGGAAGAGGCGTAGATCTTCTGGAAGATCGAGTTCAGGGGGCCGGTGTCGAAGCGGATGTTCACGTCGCCAGCGGCCTTGGTCGGCTTCTCAGCTGCGTGGATGGCCGCCAAGATGTCTGCTGGGTTGATCGAGTCTTTGATGGCCTTCGCGATCAGAGGTCCGAAGTGCGCTACGAGTTGATCGTGATGCTGTCCGCCCGGTAAGTCGCTCGCGCTCCGGCTAAAGGGCGGCGGCTCGCCTTCGTGACGTTCAGCCGGGCCTGCTCATTGAGCGTGGCGGCTACGTCTTGGTCTACGGTCTCGAAGTCGAAGTCGCGCTTCCACTCGCCGGCCTTGGCTCGCTTCGCGACGTAAGCCTTGAAGGCCTTCATCTCGTCGGCGGTCTTGTCGGTGATCGAGGCTGTCCAACTCATCGCCGGATCTCCGCCCCATGCCGCCCATGCGACTCGACCGGGGCTGGGGTAGCCATCTTCGCCGGGGTTGAAGCCTTTGCCTTGCTTGTCAACCTCATGTCGAGCGAGGTATGAAGCCATCCGCTTGACCGTGTCGAGGCTGACCGCTCGACCAGCTGCGAGGTCGGAGGCTCGCTTGCGTCCAACGTCAGTGAAGTTGTCGCCGGCGTGACCGTCCTCGATCCAAGCCAGCGCTCGCTGTGCTTCCTCTTGGACGCCTTTGGGAGGTGTGAAGGTGTCTGACTCGGCAGCCTTCTTGGGTGCGCTGGGAGCCGTGACCGTCGTGATGTCGGTGTCCGGCGGTGTCATCCGAAGCGTGGCCTCGTTGAGATCCTTGTCCGGTGCGTTCTGGGTCGCATCTGCGGTCGGCGCGGCGCTACTGATCTCGTCTGAGAGGTCCGTAGAATCGCCTATGGCGGTCTCTGTTTGACCAACGGTCTCTCCGGCGCTGTCTATCTCTAGGAGGCCTTTGAGGAAGGTGATCTGATTGCCGGCCACGATGAAGGGTTCGTCGGCTTCGGGCATGTCGTAGAGCGGTTCGCCTTGCTCTGAGCGCACGTCGTTCAGGGTCTTCTGGCCTGAGTAGAGGCTCATCTGGAGCGCCTTGGCTTGCGTCTCTTCGTTCTTGGCGGTGTCCTCGTCGGAGAAGACGGCCGTGATTGAGCGATCGGTGCCGAGGAAGCGGTGGTTCAGCGCGTTGATGCAGTCAAGTATGAAGGCTTCGGTCGGACGCTTGTTCATGAGTTCGACTTGGTTCTCTTCTCCTTCGGCGAGACCTTTGCCACCGAGACCGGATCGAGGCATGATTCCGAGCTGCGTAGGCTGAACTCCGAAGCAGGCCGCCACGCGCTTGATGATGTATTCGTCATACTCGGACTTGTAGCGCTGGTCGATGGTTGGCGCGAAGACCGGATCGAAGGACTTCGGAAGCATCTTGATTTTGTGACGCTCGGCGGTTGAGCCGTTCAGGGTGTCATTGAGCACACGCTCGAGCGCGGCCAGTTTGAGGTGATCGAGTTCGTCCGAGTCCGTCTTCATGAAGGTCTGAGGCATGGTGCCTTCGGAGAACTCTGACTTCATCCACTGCTGACGGTCGAGGTAGAGGCTCGCCATTGGGATCGCCTGCTCGACGGCTGAGTATCCGTAAGGACTCCATGACCGACGGTTCTTGACGAAGTAAGCCAGTTGGTCGCGAATGAACTCACCCTTCTGTCCAGCGTCAGCGAAGAACTCGCCGTCGTTGTTCGGGCTGGCTTGGTATTCGCCTCGAGGGAAGCCCCATAGGACCTGCTGGTAGGCCGGCGCTGGTGGGTGAGGAATGTCGCCTCGGTTGTCGAGGAGCGGCTTGATCGTGCTGGCGTCGATGATCTCGAAGCCGATCACGTCTCCGCCAAGGTTGTAGCGAGGGTAGATCGGGACGCCGTCGAAGGTGAAGTGCTGCCACATGAACTCGGTGATCCATTCGCTCCAGCTGCGGTCGCCGTGAACGTATGGGTTCTCCCAGAACTGGAGAAGCATGTCGATGTCTTCGCCGTACATCTCGCGAGCGATCTTGTTTGCCTTGGCGTGGCCGACGTTCTGCTCGTCCATGATCTTCGTGATGGCTTGATCGGAGATGGTGTAGGACAGTTCCTTGCCTGAGATCTCGGCGGCGCGAACCTCGATGCAACGGTGGACCACGTCGCACTGCTCGCTTAAGGCTTTGAGGGTTGACCAAGGCGTCGTCCGGAAGTCGAGGTTGAGGTTCCAAGCGACCTCGTACTGGTACTTGCGAGGAAGCGAGCGGCCTGAGTCGTCGAAGACGGGATCGAGCGGCGCTGGCAGGTAAGGCATCGCCGGACCGAGCTGTGAGCCGAAGGCGTCCGATGGTCGAGGCAGTGGCATCGCCGGCGTGCCAGGGGTCTGAAGCAGGTTCTGACCTCCTGAGCCTGCGTAGCCTGAAGGTGAGCCGGGTAGTGAGTTGACGATGCCGCCGCCAGCAGAAGCGAGGCTGAGGAAGTTCTTGTTGATCTCCTCGGTGATGGCCTTAACTAGTTCAGCCTTATCGACGGCCTTGCGCTTGCGGTTCCAGATTGCCACTTATAGCCCTACTTGCTAGTGGTAGCGACTGCCTTGGCGGTCTGCGCTTGGCGTCGAGTTGCGAAGTGGACGATCTGAGTCAGCACTGCGCCGATAGTTCCGACCGACGACAGCGCGGTCTGGACGGCCACTGGCTCCTTGAAGCCGGGGTGGAACAGGGCGATGATTGCCACGACCGCAGCTGCGGCGGTGGTGATGTTAGCGACCCATGTGTTCGGGTGTTGGATAGTTGCCTTAGCAGCGGCCACGACCTTCTCGGCCTGTGGGATTGCCGCCTCAACGGTTGCAACGGGGTCAGTCATCTAAGTTCCTTTCGGCGCTCCGCAAGATGGACAGTGAGTCTGATCGTAGGCGATCGGGAAGTTACACCGGACACACGGCGGCGCGATGCTGTTGAAGTACGCGCTCGCAGATGATCCCTTTGCCAAGTTTAACTCGGTCAGACCATGCACCAAGGCGTCGAGTCGGTCAGGTGAGTAGCCACTGTCGGGAAGCCACGAAGTCATCTGCTCCTCGAGTTGTGGGAAGACGCCGACGTGGTGAACGCGGCCTTGCTCATAGAGGGCTGAGATCGGCTCGGCTCGTAGGCGCTTGCCTTGCTTGGCGTGAACCTTCTTGAACGGGATGTGGTGCTCGATGGAGCGAAGGGTGTGCTCGACCATGTCGCCACCTTGATTCGTCTCGGCCACGATGGTCCCGATGTCTCCGTAGTCATGGAGGGCTTGGATGGCTTTGCGCGCCCATTCCGCCGGCGTGCCTTTGAGGGTTCGATCGCTGAGGACGTAGCCGTCGCCATCGTCTCCCTTGCCCACGACCACGATTCCGGTCAGGTCGGAGTCTTCACCAGTTGAGACGGCCGGGTCGATCGCGACCACGATCCTGACCATCTCGACTTGCCTAGATGGACTGACCTCTGGCTCTGTGAGCTCTGGCTGATCGGATGACCTTGCGCTTGGCGGCGTGCTGTTTGGCAACGTGAGGCCGGTGACTTTTGTGAACGGATCGTCGGACGTGATGGATCTTCCGCCGTTCATGGCGACTGTGTCGATGCCGACTCGATATGCGTCGATGTCTGCGCCGCGCCATAATGCTCCTTCGACCTCGTCGATGATCTCGCCAAGTAGTTCCTGACGACCGAGACGTGTGCCTTCGTATCTGCCGAGAATAGCGGTGGCGACGGTAGGCGCGAGGTTAGAGAGGTTGTCGTAGGT